GGCCGCAGAGAACCTAGCATGGTGGGCATGGGAGCAGCCCGGCACCCGGTGGCTGGTATCCGCGCCGACATCGAGCGACCTGCGGGCAACCTGCTTTGAGGGCGACTCCGGCTTGATGTCCGTCATTCCGCCGGAGCTGATCAAGGACTACAACAAATCTTTGCATGAGCTTGTCCTGATCAACGGCTCGCTCATCAAGGGCATCCCGGCGTCCGAGCCCGAAAGGTTCAGGGGTCCGCAGTTCCACGGTGGCTGGCTGGACGAGCTGGCCGCGTGGGAATACCTGCAGGAAAGCTGGGACATGATCCAGTTCGGCATCCGGCTGGGCAAGCACACCCGGTTGATCTGCTCCACCACACCAAAACCAAAAGATGTTGTGATGGACCTGATCGCCCGTGAAGGCGACGACGTGGTGATCACCCGGGCCAGCACGTACAGCAACATCGACAACCTTGCGCCGTCGTTCAAAAAGCAGATCCTGAGCTATGAGGGTACGAACCTCGGGCGGCAGGAGATCCATGCGGAGATCATTGACCCCGAGGAAGGCGGCATCGTCAAGCGCGACTGGTTCCGCCTGTGGCCCGATGGCCGGGAATTCCCAAAATTTGAGTACATCGTGCAGTCCATGGACGTGGCCACCAGCGAGAAGACGCAGAACGATCCGACCGCTCACATAACCTTTGGGGTTTTCAAGCCTACCGATGGCGGCATGTGCGTGATGGTGATCGACTGCTGGCAGGACCGGCTGCAGTACCCCGACCTGCGGCCCCGGATCGTGGACGAGTATGAGACGGTTTACGGTGACGGCCGGGAGAAGAAGCGCGTGGACGTCCTGCTGATCGAGGACAAGAGCGCCGGTATCAGCCTGATCCAAGACCTGCGCCGGGCTGGCCTGCCAGTGATCCCGTGGAACCCGGGCAAGGCCGACAAGATCCAACGCCTGTCCATCGTCTCCAACATTATCAAGGCGGGCAGGGTGTGGATACCCGAGTCCAGCAAGCGCAAAGGGTTTGTGCGAGACTGGGCCGAGGGCATGGTCAGTCAGGTCTGCAGCTTTCCGGAGACCGCCCACGACGACTTCGTGGACGCCATGAGCCAAGCCCTGCGCTACCTGCGCGATGCCGGGTGGCTGACCATCGACTTCCCACGGGAATGGGTGGACGAGGACGACTACATTGACGCTGGTCACCGTAACAGGGAAAATCCCTATGCCGCGTAGAATGCGCGCCAAACCCTATTTGGAGGTCATGTGGCACCAACCGTAGAACAGATGCGCGCCGAAGTGGCGCAGAAAAAGCAGCCCACTCGAGTTCTGGTCAACGCAAAGGGCTTTGGCGGCGTCAAGGGCATCGTAGTTCCCCGGCACATGTTGGAAGGAACCCAGCACGCAGAGGGCATGAACAAGATCAACGACGCCCGTGCGTCAGTTTACGGATCTGAGAATCGCCCTCCATTGACCGTTGGCCAGATGGGTCGCATCCACAAAGAAACCCTAGAAGAGCACTTTGACAAGCCACTGCACGAGCAGATCGGCGCGGAACAGGACGCCCTGCAAAAGCTGCGTATGGCCAAGCACATTGGCAAAACCGCCAACACTCTGGACAAGAGCGAGAAGCTCGACACCGTCCGCCACGAGCACGACGAGAAGGGCCGGGGCTACGAAGGCTTTGCGTCCAAGGGCATTGCTGGCCGCGCCCTGTACACATCCGGCCATGGTGCAAACGAGATGCGCCACGTGCTCAACACCTGCTCTGGCCAAACCGAGGGCTGCGGTGGTGGGGTTGACAAGAACGGCGTGGTGGACACCATGCGGGGCACATGCTTTGCGCCCAATGCTGAGTCCCAGTACGTCAACGCTGCCGTGCGCCGGGCATGCCACGAGCAAGCCAAGCACGACCCGGCTATGACCAAGGACTGGATACTGGCCCACACCGGCTCTATGCGTGAGGCTGCCGAAAAAGCTGACAAGAAGAACATGCGCCTGCTGTTCCGTCCCAACGTGGTGGACGAGACCGACGTGTCATCCCGCCATGTCATCCGGGGCTTAAACAAGCAGCGTGCCGAAGAAGGCAAGCCGCCCATCACCGCAAACTCGTACGGCAAGACCAACGAGATGCACGACCCGGAGAACGGCTACCACGTCACCTACTCCAACGTCGGGCCCAAGACCAAGCAGGGAAGCTCGGTTGCCGAGAACATCACCCGGGACAAGCAGCGCGTCCGTGCCACCATATCGGCCACTAACCCAGAGGGCGAAGATCTGGTGAACGACGAGGGCCACAAGACGCCGCCCAAGGGCTCGTACATGGTGACCGACGTCAAGCGCGGTTCCCCGCTGGCCAAGAACATGGAAAAGACCATCACCCATGCCAAGTACTGGTCCACTGGAAGGCCCGTAAGTGAGCTTTCCGAGGAAGAGAAGGCCGAGGGCCCATCCGGCCACTTTGGACCCACTGGCAAGCCCACGACTCCCGACAAGGCGCACTTTGGTCACACCACGCTGAATGATCAGCGCTACGACTACCAGAAGCAGCACATCCTGCACCCCCGGTTGGTCAACGTCCCAGAGCGCAAGAAGAACAAATCGACCGGCAAGATGGAGAGCGTCGAGCACATGATCCCGACCGACTCCCGTTTCAAGGACGAGGAATTCCTGCCCAAGGACCGGTTCAAGACCAAGAACGGCAAAGAGGCTGGCCACCTGCTGATGACCACGCCGACCACGTCCACGAGCACTGTCCAGCACCAGTCAGCGTTCACCCACCACGTGAACCAAGGCCACATTGAGCACGCCAAGAGCAACAACGGCGAGTACGAGATTGATCCCCCGCACGCACAGGAAGCCAGCGCGGGCAAAGAGTACGCCGCACCCCAGCCCATCAAGTTCATGGCAGCTGGTGGCGCTGTCGGTCACTCCGGCGTCCTGCACCCGAGCCACCGCGAGAGCCAGTTTGACGAGTACATGTCCAATCCCGAGATGAGCTTTGCGGCTCAGTTCCAATTGGCCCACCGCCACGACCCGGAAGAGCGCGAAGAATGGACTCCGGTCAAGCATGTTGCCCGCAAACCCACCCGCAAGATGGCTGACGGCGGCAGCGTAGAGCCCGACAAAGACACCATGCTGGCCAGCCTGATGCTGCGCAAGGCACCCAACTTGATGAACATCAAGGACGTTGGCGTCAATGAGGCACCCGACCTGCCCATCAAAGCGTTCGTGTCGCCCAACGGCGGTAACGGTGCTGGCTTGCCCATTGGTGGTGTGGACTTCCAGCCCCTGACACCCGGCAACCAGATGATGCCCATGCAGCCCGGCCAACCCCAAGGTGGGCCACCGCCCGGACAGCCACCCGGCCAGCCGCCCCAAGCTGGCATGCCGCCACCCGGAGCGCCCGGAGCCCCTCCACCACAACCCGGCCAGCCGCAAAGCAACATCCTTGCCCTGACGCCCCAAGGCCAAGCCATGCAGGCCATGCGGCCGAACCCACAGGCCATGCCGCAACGCCCCGGGCCAACTATGCCCAAGATGGCCGGAGGCGGACCAGTCCCGGTGGAGGATATGCGGAAAGCGTTGGGAAAGTTTCTCGAGGGTAGCCACACGCCCATGCGCCTGTATCACGGCACGACTGCGACCGAGGGCGGCAAAGGCAATGAGGCTATCCGCCGCTTCAAACCCAGCAAGGAGGGCGCGTTAGGTGCTGGGGTATATCTGACCCCTGACGCATCCCATGCAAGCGGCTACAGCGGCATTCCGAACGACGATGCGATCCTGTCCATGCTGGCAAACGAGCACCACCGTGACACCGGGCTCAAGGCATTGAGGCAGCGAGACTCCGGCAATGTCCTGCCATCGCAGCGGGGCGGCAATATGCTCCCGGTCCATGCCCGCATCCTGAACCCGCTCGTGCTGCATTCCAAGGGAGCTGAAGATCCCATGATTCTTGCGCTGACGCAGCTCGGTGTTGACCGGGACAAAGCCAACAAGATTGTGGAGAAGGCTTACGATGAAAGAGGCGGTATTGGCAATCAGGTAAAAACCCGGGCGCAAGCCGCTGGTCACGACGCCATCATGCAGTACCGCGACGGCAAACTGACCGAGGTCGTGCATTTCAACCCCCGCATGATCAAGAGCGCAATCGGCAACCGTGGGACCTATGACACGACCAAGGACGACCTGAGCATGAAGCGCGGCGGGTCGACCCATGACATCCAACTGACGGAGCGCAAGTTGTGAGCTTCTACTCTCCCATCGACCGGCTGGCCCAGACACTGCCACGTCCCAAGGGGACCGGCGCAGAGTTCATGACCGAGTTGAGCAAGATGCCCGGATACAAGGCGCAGGAGGCCGAGGACCGTGGGCTACAGGCGCTGGTGAACATGCCCAAGATGGAGCGGGCGCAGTTCTTGGAAATAATGCGTTTAGCTAAACCAGCCGTGGTGCCTAAGACTGGCGCATTGCAAACACCCCACCACGAAGATTACACCCTGCCGGGCGGGAGCAATTACCGCGAGATATTGTTAACGCACCCAAACCCAAAAGCAAAATTTCAAGGCGTAAACGCGCATTTTGGCGGTAAGCCCAATATATTGGCCAGCATCCGTGCAAAGGATCGAAAGGGGCCTAACGGTGAAAAGATATTGCACATCGAAGAGCTGCAATCTGATTGGCACCAGCAGGGACGCGAGAAGGGTTACCAACCTGCGAAGCAATCAGAAAGATTGACTGGTGAACCTTACAAAGTTGATGAAGATGAGTACGGAATTAAATGGTCAGACGGCAGCATTGAGCCTGATACGTACAGCGAGAATTATGCAAATAGGCTTGCTGCGTTGGGCAAATTAACGGGCAAAGTGCCCGATGCCCCGTTCAAAAAGAACTGGCATGAGATGGCGCTTAAGAAGATGATTCACCATGCCGCCAAAAATGGCTACGACTCCATCGCCATCACACCGGGCGCGGAGCAGGCGGATCGGTACGGGCTGGCCAAGCACGTTGGTCTTATCAGACACATGACGCATGAAGATAATTCCAATAGGGGAAGTTTGATTGCTTATGACCAACAAGGAAATAAAGTATTTACAAAAGATGATGTTCCGCATGAAAAATTGCCTGAGTACATTGGCAAAGAAGGTGCCCAAAAGCTCATGGATCAAAAACCAGATAGAGTTGGGTATCGTGAATTAAGTGGCCAAAACCTTCAAGTCGGTGGCGAGGGCATGAAGGGCTTCTACGACAAAATCGTGCCCAACTTCCTGAACCAGTTTGGCAAGAAGTACGGCGCAAAGGTTCAGCAAGGTCAAGTCAACATTGACGACCCCAACGGCCATAGTCAGACCGAGATGCTGCGGGCAAGCGGCATACCAGAACAAAACTGGGGTCAACTGTCCTACCCCCAGACGCAACAGATGATGGCCGAGTATTCTGCCAAGCAGCCACCCAAAATGGCTCCGGTTCACATATTTCCCATTACTTCAGCCATGCGCGAGGACGTAACCAAGAACGGCGTGCCGCTGTACGCCAAGGGCGGTGGGGTTGAGGTCAAACCGACTAACTACGATCCCAACCTGCAACGCAAGCACCCGGAGCTGGAAGCGGCCATACGCGGCATCGCTGCGGGCACTACGACGCACAAGCAGCTCGACAAGCTGATTGCCAAGCACAAGCCCATCAAGCCCTACGAGTTTGTGCCGCAACCTGCAACGGACGAGGACGCAGAGCGTGCGCTGAAGCCTGCACAAAAGCCAAAGTGGCGCGGCCATGAGCAGTGGCCAGCGGGCCGCAAGGTCGGGTTGCGCTTGGACATCCCGGCCTACGAGACCCACGGCGTGTGGGTCAATTCGGTCCACGACGAAGAGGGCAAGGGCGATGACAATCTAAAAGTTGCGTATGGTCCCGTGTCGTCGGTAAAGAACGCCGTGTTCGATCCCACCCCGCACAAGGCCGAAGAGGTTGGGATGGGGGAGAAGGGCAAGTCATCTTTTGCCCGCATCAAGGGCGATCTGCACCACATGTCTGAGGACGAAGCGGTGGAGCACATGAAGACCCACTTGAACGACCCGGACTACGCGCAGGTTGGATTTGACCCGCGCAGGCATGGACACTTCTACGACCGCAAGACCATGAAGCCGGTCACCCATTCCGCCCACGTGGTGCAGATTGGCCCGCTGGTGCTGGCGCACAAACCCACCTACGGCAAGCGCGAGAACTACGCTACAGGCGGACCCGTGCCGCCCCTGCGCCCATTGAGCCCACAGCTTACTGCCCTGCGTGAGCAGATGGCCCAGCAGTCCGCGCTGAACAAGGCGTACGACGAGGCCATGAAGAACGTGTACACCAACCAGATG